GGCCCTCGGCTTCCAGCCAGGCGGAAAACTCCTGCAGGGTGGTCATGTCCATCTGCTCCAGCTTGTCCAGCAGAACAAAGCCGCAGTCCGGGTTCAGCCGGCGCACGATGGCGGCGGCCACCCGCAGCTGGTCACTGCCGGACATATCCCGCCAGTGCTTGCCTTTGTAAGTAAGGACGCCGTCCTCCACGCTCAGCCCCGGCAGCGGCAGGTCTGCGCCGTTCAGCAGGGCCATGCGGTCGGCACGCTTCTGCTGGATGGATTCGGTCAGGCGGTCGTACTCGCTGGCGTACTGGGCGGCTTCGTCCTCAGCCCGGGATTTTTCCAGGTTGGCCCGCACCTTGCGGTTGGTCTCCTCAATGTCCCGGATGGACGCTTCCAGTTCGGCGGTGGATTCGTCTTGCAGCTGGGAGACGGTCTTTCTTGCAGTTTCCCGCTGATTGAACAACTTGGTGTGCTTGGCGTCCAGTTCATCTGCCAGCTGCTGCAGTGTGGCAATGCGTTCCCGGGTGCGCTTCAGCTCGTCCACACACTGCTGCACCTGCTGTTCAAGCTCTGCATACTGGGCCCGCAGGCGCTGGTTCTCGCCATTCCGGGCCAGAATGTCCTGCTGCTGACGGATGAGCTCGGAGGCGCTCACCGGCTCGTCCGGGGCTTCCGGGTAGGAGATCATTTCCTCGGCAAAGTGCTTTTTCTGGGCGGCCAGCTGGCCGGTGAAGGTGCGCTTGTCGTACAGGCCCTTGATCTCCAGATCTTTGACCTGCAGCTCCGACCCCACGCCGATGATGCGCAGCAGGATGTCGGCCTTTTCCTTGTCGCTGGCGTCCATGAAGCGGGGCAGGTCGAGGGCCAGCGGCTCCACAAAGGCGTTGAGCAGCTGCTGGCCGCTGCGGCGGCCCGTGGGGTCGGTGACGGTCAGGCTGGCATTTTTGCCCTTGCGCTCCACCACCACGCCGTTGGACAGTGTGACCTTGAGGTGAGCAGGAGCGATAGCACCGTCCCGCTGTGCGGCGTCCGGACGGAAACGGTCCCCGCCCAGGGCCCACGCCAGGGCGTCCAGCACGCTGGTCTTGCCCTGATTGTTGTTGCCGCCCACGAGGGTGAGCCCGGTGGGCGACGGGGTGAGCGCAACGGCCTTGATGCGCTTGACGTTCTCGGCTTCCAGCGCCGTGATCTTTACAGACATTGTGATACCTCCCCTTGAATTTGTCCCAGTGTACGGATGAGCTGATTGGCGACGGCTTCCCGCTGCTCCTGCGGCAGCTTGCGGAGGGATGGAATCACCATTTTGCCGATGTTCTGGAAAGAACGGTCGGCCAAAAGTACGTTGTCATAGGAGCTGTGGGCATCCTGTTCGCTGCCGGAAGCGGTCTGTTCCAGCTGTGCCCGCAGGTCGGCGGTCATCTCGGCGGCCATTTCCCTGGCCTGACGCTCCACCTCTTCCTTGTCCACCACCGCAGTGATGGGCTGCTTCTTGAGTGCATCATTCTCGGCCTTGAGCTTGTCGCCCCGGAGCTTGGCCGCTTCGGCCATCTGCCGGGACCCCTCCAGCTGCTTCTCGGCCTCCTGCGCCCGGGTTTCGGCCTTGCTCTGCAGCTTCCAGGCTTCTTCCTCTCGGGCCTCGGCTTTGTCTGCACGGTCTTTTTCCTGCGAGACCTTCAGGCCCAGCCGGTTGCAGTCTTTGGCGGTGCTCAGCTGGTCGGCGCGGGCCTTGTCCCGTTCAGCTTCGGCCTTTTCGGCACGCTGCTTTTCCCGCTCGGCCTGATTCATGGCGTTTACCCGGTCAGTGCGCAGCTGCTGGTTCTCCTTCAGCAAATCCTGATACTCCTTGTTCGTGGTGACCTCACCGTTCTTGACCTTCTCCACCAGCTCTGCCGGAGCGCTGGGCTTTGCCACGGCATACAGCAGGGTCGTCGGCAGGGCTTCCAGAATGGCCCGCTGGCGGGGGCTGCTGCCGTCCATCAGGGCAGAAACCTGCAGCAGGTTGTAGGCGGTTGACTTGGTGATGCCGATAGAGCAGCACCATGCCCGGAACGTATCCTCTTTTTTTGCGAACTGGCCGTTGTCCAATTGTTGGACAACGGTGCCGCACAGTGCATCATGGGCGGCGGCGATGGCATTGCCCATGTGCACAAGGCCACGCTCGGCCATCTGCTTGCCGTGGTGGTATTCGTCCTCGGCAAAGTGCAGATTTTCCACGGTCTGTTCGGGCAAGCCTGAGTAGTCAAACTCCGGGATGGTGGTCTCCGGAAGGAAAGCCAGTGGCTTGTCCTGCGGGGCTGAATGGACAGGCTCCGTCATCGACCCAGTTCCATTCGATAAAGGCGCACCACCAGTTGCAAAAGAAGTGCCCGCATTCTCGGACGGGGCCGCAGAATCCATCGTCGTACATTCCAGTTTCTCCTTTGCCTGAGTGGCCTTTCTGATATCGGCCAGAACCTTTTCCATCTCCTGCTGTGGGGTCATGCCCTTGCGGTTGCCATCCGGATTGAAAAACCGGGCCAATAGAGCCGCTTTGGCAGAAATTCCCCTTTTGTTGGCAGCGCAGACGAATGTACAGCAGTAGCGGCCATTGTGGGAGTAATCAGTGGGGCGAATCTCGTCTCGAGAAAAGCCGCCCGTGAGTTCGCCCTGAGAGAAAGTATCTTTGACCCATGTACTGATCTGTTCCAGAAAGTCGAAATCCAGGCTGAACACAGAGCAGGTGCATTTGTCTTTGGTCGAGCCGATGAAGAGGGAGCCATATGAGAGCGTTCTACTCATCCGGCACTCGTAGCCCTTAATATCCTGCACGAAACGTTTGGCAGTCTCGTTCCACTCGTTACCGCCCCACGGCATAGCGTAGGGACAGCCATAGCATTCATGGCCCGGGCCGTACCCTTTCAGACGGTTGCCGGTGTTGTCGGCATTGGTGGACTTCTTCACCCTCCGCCCACACTTGCAGATGTAGGTGTTCATACCCGCACCTCCGTGTCCTTCAGACGGTCCAGCAGCTCGGCGAGCAGGGCACCGGACAGCGGCTTGATGTCGCCGCCACGCCAGCCATAGCAGAAGATGGTGCCGCACAGGGGCTGGCCGCGCACCACACGGTTGACCGGCTGGCCCGCCGTGCGGAAGAACAGCACCGCCGGGGTGCGCGGGAAGATGTAATGCTCCACCGTGCCGCCAAGCCGGGCCTCCATAGCGGAGAGGGTGTCCGGCAGATTTGCCGGTTCCGGGGCGCGGCCCGGTTCGATCAGAATACCTTTCATGCTTGTAAAAACCTCCAAAGTGTGTTATTCTTCGGGGTGATGGGGAGTAGAGAATCCATCACCCTTGGGCTCGTCCGTGCTGCGAACACGGGCGGGCCTTTTTGTTTTGCGTGGCAGGCTGTCCACCTCGCTGCGCGGGATGAGCTCCCGCTGGCAAATGTACTTGACGTGCTGCCTGCCGTCCTTGAACCAGTGGCAGACGGAAGCGGCAAAAGAATTTGCGCTGGCGTAGCCCAGCCGCCGGGCGCACATGGCAGCCGTGCTGCTGGCAATCAGGTCACCGCTCTTGGCGTCCCAGACCGTATACCAAAAGGCATTGTTGACAAGGTCAGGCATGGGGGTTACCCCACCTTCCGCTTGCCCTTGACGGTGTTCTGGGGCTCCTTGTGGACCTTCTTGCCGGCTTTCTCCTCGGCGTCCTGCACGGCAAAGCTGATGCGCATCAGGGCAAGGGCTGCCAGAATCAGCACCATGGCGGTGACGAACTCGCCGTCGGTGATCGTGCCGCCCACCTGCGCAGTGCCCTCGATGCCCAGGGCATACAGCAGGCCCGCGCCGAAGCTCCCGGCGGCCAGCACCTGCCAGACAGTGGATTTAATCTTCATCGTCATTCTCCTCTTTCAGCTTGCGGATCGTGCCGTAGAGAAGCCCGGACACCCACGCCATCTGCTTCTCGAAGTTGTGCGGGAAATAACCTTTCAGAATCTGCGCGATCGCATCCACCAGAAGATTCAGCGCGTCGCTGGGACCACCTTCGACCTTGATGGTCGAGTCCTCACTGTCGATGTAAAGTTTTGCTTTCATGTTCATGCTCCTTTCTCAACCTTCGGGAAGAAATACTCTCCGATCTGCTCCTGCGGGATGTGAAGCTCCCTGCAGATGGCGGTGATCTCGTAATGGCGCCACTCATTGTTCTTTTGCTCCGGCTTCGGGTTCAGGCGGGTGGACAGGGTACTTTCACCCATGCCGACCAGCTTGGCGAACTCCCGGTGCTCAAACCCTTCGTCCTCGATGAGGCGGGCCAGCTTCAGGTAAGGGCTTCTTGGCTTTCTCATGGCTTTTGTCCTCCTTCTTTTTGCGGATGTGTGCCAGCCGGTCAGGCTGGAGGGCGTCCCAGCGCTGTTCTGCCCAGCGCTTATTGCGGCCGTTCATGCTTCCAACTCCAGCAGCCAAGTCTCGGCCAGGGTCTGTAGGGTCAGGGTGCCGTCCGCATCGCACCGGATCAGGCGGCATTTGCCGCCGGGTTTGATCAGAATCATGTAACGTTCCATCTGTGTACCTCCTCTTTTTAGTCCGGGCTGAAAGTCTGGAACCGGTCATCGTGCCGGCTCTTGAATTCTTTCAACTCTCGGATATCTTCCGGCGTACAGCCGGTGTCCTCGTACTGGGCGAGGCGCTGCACAAGTGTTTCTTTGCGCTCCGGGCTCCAGTAGCCCGTCTTGATCCCGCTGCTGCGGGGGTGTGTCAGTCGGTCCATAGATCATGCCTCCTTGTTGTGGTCTCCCTTCTGCGGTATACTTGAGCGGGGAAGGGAGGTGGTAAAATGATGGATTTTGACAAAGTTGTTCTGTTAGAGGACGACATGCGCTACTTAGAACTGGCAAGATATGGTGCGGTTCTGCATTTGCATCCAGTAGATGCAGGGCATCTCGTTGAACTTGGCTTTCTCGCACCTTATGCACTTTCTAAAACCGGCGATGAATTTGTCGTCACAGAAACCGGTACGCTCTACACGAGTTACATAGACCGAAAGAAAAGATCAGAGCAGATAGTAGAGGATAGGGAAAGCTCCCGATACAGACAGGAAAACTTCCGAGAATGGACGGGGATTATTGTTTCAAACTTGATGGCTTTTGCGGCACTTATCCTTTCCGCCATATCGCTATGGAAACAATTGCAACCGTGATCGCCCATATGATAGCAGGCGACCAATATAGCCACCAAGGCGGCTTATGGGTTCGCACATAGTGGAAAATCCCTCCGTCTCCGGCGGTTCGCCGGGCTTTTTGTTGTCCTTCATCTTCTTCACCTCCTTGCGTCCACCCTGGCCCTGCGTTACAATAAGAAAAAACGGAAGGGGGGTGAATACTGTGAATGACGGAAATAAGGTACGGCACAATCTGGCATTGGCTTACGCCAACAACAAGCTGCAAATCGCACTCCAGCGTGGAGAGCATCCGCAGAATCTTGATCTGGATGATCCTGCACAGGCGGCCTGCGCGCTGGCACATTGGTACAGAGCCTGTCTGGATGAACTCATTGAACTGGCGGACGATGAACTGTTCAGTCCATACAGCATGGATTAAAGAATCCGATTGTCCCGCTCCGATTTCACGGACGCCGACAGCATGCTGACGATGCGCTCCGCGTCCGAAAAATCAACCTTTTCGCTCTTGAGCTGCTCGAACAGCTTGAGGGCGATTTTCTTTAAGTGGTCAGAATGAGCACGGTTCTTTTGTATTTCTTCCTGAATGTTCATGTGAATTTGTACCTCCTTACTGCATGCTCTACTTTAAGTAGACATATTGGCGAAAAAAATTTGGTCAATTGGAATCCCAACGACCTCACTGATTTTCTTCGCAGTGGCGACTGTGGCATCTTCGGGCGATTGCTCGATTTTGCGGTATGTATCGCGCGAAATTCCGAGCTTTTCTGCCATTTCACGCTGGGTGAATCCTGCGTACTGGCGGGCTTGTTTTACAGTAAATCCCAAATCGTCAACCTCCTTTCGTCTGGGGTTGAGAATACTATACTCCACTTTCGGTAGAATGTCAAGAACTTAAAGTAGAAAATTTTCTAAGTGATGTTGACAATGCTCTACTTTTGGTGTAATCTCTACATATAAGGAGTGATTCAATTGAGCATCGCTGAAAATATAAAAAGAATCCGTACCGAGCATGGTCTATCGCAGGCAGAACTTGGCAAGATCGCCGGTGTCAGTGACAAGGCGGTGTCCACTTGGGAACTTGGCATCAAAACGCCCCGCATGGGTGCAGTTGAAAAAATGGCCAACTATTTTGGAATCGCCAAGAGTGCCATTGTGGATGACGTGCAGTCAACATCTGCTACGTCTGCCGTTCCTCCAGGCTTTCAGCCGATGCCGGAGATGGACATGGTCCCATTGGTGGGCCGGATCGCCTGCGGTACGCCGATCACGGCGGAACAGAACGTGGAGCGCATAGTCTGTGTGCCGTCCAAGTGGCGCTCCACCTTTACACTGACCTGCAAGGGCGACAGCATGGAACCACGGATCCATGACGGTGATCTGGTGGCCATCCGGAAGCAGCCGGAGGTGGAAAACGGCGAGATCGCTGCTGTGCGCATCGGGGAAGAGGCAACCCTGAAGCATGTCTATCTGCACGAGAACTTCATTGAACTGAGGCCGGAGAATCCGGCTTTCAACAGCATCATCCTCAGCCGGGAGGACATGAACGACGTTGTAATCGAAGGCAAGGCCGTCGGACTTTGCCGGGATATATAAACAAAACAGGAGGACATTATTATGGGCTTTATGGACACATTACAAAAAGAATCTTCTTACTCAGAGGCATCGGGCAACGCATACCAGTATGTTGTTCTTCAGGTGACGCTGAAAGAAAAGTTTATCGGTACCGGTTCCGGCAACCTGACGGAGTTGGAAAACGTCATCAACCAGCAGGCTGCTAAAGGCTACCGCCTGCACACGATTACCACCGCCAACGGTGGCAGCAAGGGCCTGATGGGCGGTGACCGCATTCAGGCTACAATGGTTTTGAAAAGGTGAACTGATATAAGGACGAAAGAAAACGCCCGCCGGGCATGCCGATGGTCTACACCGGCCCCCAGCTGGAAGATGTGCACATTGAGGGCAAAGCCGTGGGGTATACGCACTGGTTCTGATGTAATAAATACCTGCAGGCTTCTGTCTGCGGTAAAAAATGTGAGGAGGTGACCGTACCCCGAAAATATAATGGTGCTCGAGTTGGAGCTTATATCAGAAAGGACGGAAAAAACATGAAAAAGAAAATCGTCTCATTGTTCGCGGTGCTGGCACTTTGCCTTGCTTTTGCAGTTCCGGCGTTTGCTGCGAACTACAGCAAATGGACCGCCACAGAATTTTCAGGTCAGACAGACTTCGGGTATTTCTTCACCTATGAAGGAGAAGACCGCTCGAGCTATCCTTATCAAGCAGTAAATTACAAATGTTTCTCGGTTGTGTCCGCAGATGGACAGCGTTTTTATGCAGCAATCAAGGACTCTCAGTATGAGTATGCAAAGGCTGCACTCGATCACCAGCAGATTACTCTGAAGGGATTGTATCAGCAAACAGCAGGCGATGGCTCTCCTATTTTCTTATCCAGTGAAGTTGTCACGACAAATGAAAAAGGAGAAAAAGTGAGCACACCGTTTGGTAATGTTGTGTGGGCGGCTATTGACCACGGCAAAACGAGTGCGGAAACCTTCAAAAAGTTCTATGAAGTGTATTCTGATTGCATGATTACCGTTGCTGATGACGATTCCTATCTCATGATTGACACAAATCCGTTCAACTACAAGGGCGGAGACTCGAGCTTGATCGAGACAGGCCTCAACCATATCGAGACGATTAACAAGGCACTGGGCTTGCCTGACTGGCTCTATGAAGAAATGCTGAAAACTCGAGCTTTGGACGGGCGTCAAAAAGAATCCTTTGACAATGTAACTGTGACTTGGTCTTATCATCCGGACCAGGGCATGGAAGCCATCTACCGCACAAACAACTAAATAAAAAGAAGTCCCTCCACCGGTGTTACCAGCACCAGTGGAGGGATCCCGAACCGCTTGCCGGATGGCGTCACGATCCTACAGAATTGCGACTCTGCACAAACTATGATACCACCTCCGGGCAGGCTTGTCAAAGTGTATCTGTGGAGGTGCATTTTATGGGAAAACGAACCAACACAGCAGCCTGGCTGCCGAATCAGCAGCGCTGGCAGATCAACGTCCAAAAGAATGGTGTGCGCAGATCCTTTACCAGCTCAAAGCCCGGCCGCACCGGCCAGCGTGAAGCCAATGCAAAGGCGGACGCATGGCTGGATGACAGTATCCGGGACGGCAGGAAGAAGGTAGCCACCCTCTATGCCGAGTGGGTGGAAGAGCTGAAGCTCACCTGC